ACCATAAGCAAGGACTCTTTCGTGATCCATACCTAAATTAACAGCCAACCATACTTCTAATATTCTTTCGTTGACTGGGTACTTTAAAATAATATCTGTACTACATACCTCTGATGTACATTGTGTGCCTTTTGCTCTATAAAATTCTTTTGGATTCTCTTCTATAGGTGTTCTTTTAAATGGTGTAGCACTGACAAGGTTATATTTGTCTAGACATTTTTCTAACATGTCCATTTGTTCAGAACCACAATCAGCGGCAAACTTTACTCTGTAGCCGTACTCTTTGTTGAATGATTCTGTTATATAGTCTTTAAGTTTCATATTTAAACTCCGTTTAAACTTCGTTGTTACACTTATTTATCAGAATACAGATATTTTTGCTAAATAATTGCATGTCAAAAATAAAAGTAAAAGAACCTCAACATCCTACAGAAGGAGAATACACTTTAGATCAATACGGTGAACTTGTAGTTTTTAAAAATGGAGAATGGGTAAGGCCTTAATTTTCGCCTTTAATTATTTTTAATAGATCGTTTCTATCAAATACAGTTGCTTGAACGGCTTCAGTTTCTGTACCCTTATTATCAAACTTATCTATTCTTGCTTTCTTAAGCATTAAGTCTATTTGTTGTAACTTTGCTTTTGTTTTAGCATCACTGGCATCTAAGGCAATCTTTAACATGTTACTTGCTTCTGCAAATACTTTACCAGCCGCCATATCACTAACATTCATACCTAAACTCATTAGTTGCTCATAACTTTCTATAGCCTTTTTGGCTATGTCATTCATTTCACCTTCGTGATCTTCTAAACCCTTAATTTCTTTAAATGCTAAATTTATTTTATCACTTACCGACAGAGCATTTTGCGTCTCTTCTATTATTTCCTGTGTTTCTTCCACACTAGGAACTTCCTCTATTTCTGTTTTAGTAACTTCTTCTAAAGGGGGCAGATTAAACTCTTCTTCTAGTTTTTTAGTCATACTACTATTTATTGGATTGTAATTGCCAAACGTTCAAGTGCTGGTCGCCTCTTACTAATGCGGCTGTGAATCTGCCTACACCGTAATCTATTGCGCCATCTACCATTACACTAGGCTTTGCTGTAGAAGGGTCCATTTTAGAATATTGATCATATCGTTTAGGATTTTTTTCAAAGTTTTTATTTACAGAATTAGGTATTTGAGAATTCGGATGATTTTGTTTTATTTTATCTAGTATGTCCTGAGGTAAATTTTTCATTTGAAGTAGATTATTTTTATGCTTTAATAATGTTTCTACAGGCATTTTTACTGGTGTTGGGCTAATTAATTTTAAATTAGTTATAGTTTGTACGGCATCTTTACCTGCTGTGGGATCTTTCATAATCCATTCATCTTCTATTTCTTTTACAAGTTCTGCTGGCCATTTTTTATCTATCATTATTTTTCTTATAATGTACCTATGGTCAATTGATTTTGCTATTTCAAATATTTTCATTTGACTCTTTTCTTAGCAATACGTTGTTTTTTATTACGAGGTTTTTTGTTAGAGAATATTTGATCTTCGTTGATAACTTTAAAACGTATACCTTTGCGTTTACACCATTCTTGTGCCGCAGTCCACTTAGCGGCGTTTATATGCGTTTGTATGGCTTGTCCTCTGCTACGAGCATTCTCTAATGTAGTTTGATTAGCAGGTTTAATCTCTATTAGTTCTACATGTTCTGTACCATCTTTGTCTTGATACTGTATCATAAAGTCTGGAACATAGTTGTGATACTTGCCATCAACAGGACTTCTATAAGGAATCTTTACATTTTCACTTGCCCATTTAAGTATATTAGGATGACTATCGCACATACGCATGAATGCCAACTCCCAACTGCTTCTGTATTTAGGTGGTTTGGAGCCTACAAACTTTGAGGTATTTGCAACTTCATATAAGCCTTGTTGATATTTGGCCATGTTATGACTTTAAAAGTTTACTTACTGGACTTTTAGAATTATTTTTAGGTGTAACTAAGTTTACTCTGTTACCATTGGGTCTTAATTCATTAATGGCATCATAGGCTTGTTTTGTTATATTTAAAGTGTTTTCATTTATACTAAAGAAATCCATTGGATTCATATTTTGTTGTTCTGCAACTTTTATAAGAACAACTGATAATGCCTTAGCATTGGCAGTCTTAAAACCTAATTTTTGCAATCTTAAAAATATTTGTTCTAATAATGGACCATTTAAAGTTTGTGCAGAGTTACTAGAAAAATCACCTAATATTTGAGAACTTGCTTGAGGTAAAGGAAACTTAATAGTTGCATTTTCTAAAAATGTAGTCAACGTTGATTGTAATACTTTATATTCTATTTCATTTCCAAATGTATTATATAATGACGTACTCATATTAAAAACTTATATTTATATAGGGTGAATTACTATCACCATTTGAATTATTAGTTTCTGTTGTTTCATTAGACTCACCAGCCTCATTTTGTTTATCACTTTCACTGCCAGGTACAACATTATTAAAAATATCTCGATCATCTGAATCATTAGTTATTGCATAATTAAATTCATCTGTTAATGCTTGTTTTAAGATATCAGATGTGTCTTGGCCATTTATTACAGCAGATAGTCCTCTATCAATTATTCTACCAAAAGGAGATTCTTCTAACCAACTGTTAGCACTATCCCATGCTGTTTTACCACTATTTTTTGCTTTCTTGACCGGTGTATAAATTTTGTTAGTTTTGGACCCTTCTTCTAATTCTGATACTAGTATACTGCTATCATCAAACATTTTATCAGTATTCATGTAACTGTCTACGCCTGTTTCTTTTCCGCCTGTTTTAGGCTGTTGTGTTCTAGATCTTCCGTCTCCATCTTTTCCATTTAAAATACTTATATTTGTAGTATCTAAAGCAACTGGTTTTTTAATTGTTCCCATTCCAGGTAATTTAGCACCTGCCATATTTTCAAACCTTGCTAAATCTTGTTCACCTAAAGAAAAATTATATACATTAGTTGTAGTAAAGTTTTCATATTCAAAGTCTATTTTAAAATCCATTAGTTCACTAGAGGAGTAATCTAGACTACTTCCTGAAAATCCTTTCATCATAGGGTTGAACATAGAATATTGAACACCTTTATCCCCATGATATAAAATTAAGTCTATTCTTTCAAAAAAGTTTTTGGTAACACCTAAATCTAATCCAAAATCATTACTACTCCATTGATAGCCTTTACCATTAGTTTCGCCTTGACGTCCAAAGTTTCCTGCTTGATATCCTCCATGTGTGTCACCACCCATGAAAGAAGTGTCTCGTGTCTCACCATCAAATTTATTTCTTGGATTCATATAATGATATGAGTAGTATTTCATGAATAATGTTAACCATTCATTTTGTACTGTATCCATAACCGTAATACTAATTGGACTATGATCTACTCCAATCTGTATAATTTTCTTACGATTAAATGAATTTTTAGTTTCTGTAGCAAACGTTACCTCAGGCAATGTTGCCGTTCTAACAAGAGAAGAAATTCTTGTTCTAAAAGAAGAAGTATCTTCCATCATGGAAATAAGTCTTCTATTAATAATGAAATTTACATATCCCTGAAATTGCTGTCTTGGTGGAGCAATGTCAGGTTTGTAATGTTCGGCATTACGGAAGTCCTTAAGAAAGAACTTCCGATTATTACCTGATTTGAAAAACTCCATTAAGGATTACTCCTTAACCTAATGTTCCTGTGCCTGTGCTCACTGTTTCTGGGAATGGGTTACCACTTACAGTTCTACCGTTAATGTCATTATCACCTTCAAAGTGGATTGCATTATCGTATCTAACCTGTAGAGTAATCTGTACGGCGTCACTCGCACTATAATCCGTTTCACTGTAATCAACGTTAGTTAAAAAACATCCTTCAAGGAACCAAACTTCAGTAGCACCTGCATTAACACCGTCAAGTATTTCTACCTGCATGTCAAATTTATAGTCACTACCAGAGGCTGGTGTTGATTGTTGGAAATGATTTAACTGTCTTTGCACCTGAGCACCAACTTGTTTTGCTACTTGGTTAGTGATATCATCACGAATAGTAACATTAATTTGTTCCCAAGTATGTTTACCTTGTACATAAATTTTTGAGTTATAACTATCTATTACCTGCTCTTCATAAGAGATCTTAGGTCTAGATACTGATTGGATGTTTTGTGTTAAAACTTTAGTTTCAGCACTTCCACCAAAATTGTTTAAAAAACTAACTCTAAATCTATATTTTAGTTTAGGCATTAAAACGCCTGAACCGGTATTACCTGTTACTGGAACACCAAATTTGCTTTTAGTTTCTGTTGTTGCACTTGATACTGCCATATTGTTCTCCTAACGAACTTTTATATACGAATATTTATCACTTTGAGCCAAAAAAGGTTAACTGCGTATATAATTTATTCACAAAAAAGGGCAGAAAACCTGCCCTTTTAATTAGTTAAAGTATAACTTAACCTGTTTGTCCCAATGTATTTTGGATTCTAATTGGAATGTATATAAACTCAACTGCTTTAACAGGCTGTATCGCCACGTCAATATGCAATTCGTTTCTATCTATTCTTGCCGCTGTATTGTTTGTTGTGTCACAAACTGTAACAAAGTCAAACAATCCACGTTGAGAAACAAGTTCACCAAGTAGTCTATCAACAACTACTTTAGCATTTGATCTTGTTACTTCATCGTTTGGTTCAAACAAGAATGGCTTAACTGCGTCGTCTAACTGTTCACGTAGATAAACAACAAGTCTAGCAACATTTACTCTATCCAATGCACTTGAAACTGAGTTTAAAGTCTTTTGACCAAATACTGCAATTCCTCTGCCTGGGAAGTTTCCAATAGGGTTAATCTTATTAGTGTAAAGACTATCTCTTTGTCCTTCACTTAAAGCAACTGCTACAAATTCGCTAGATGTTGCGTCAAGATAACCTGTTCCAGAAGCATTACTTACTAATCCTCTTTGGAATCCTGCTGGTGCAAACCATGGGAAAGCCACCTGATCGTTAAATGCTAATGTTCTTAATGCCATATGTGAAGCAGGAACCATAACACTTGAACCGTCTAGGTTACTTGCTAAACCATGTGGATAGTAAACAGCCGCATATGGTGAATTAGTAACTAAACCGTCTTCTCCATTTTCAGTTGTAACTGCATTATTATTAATCCAGTTTGAAGTACTTGTTGCGTCTGCGGCCAATCTTAATGGTGCATCTATAACACTAAATACGGTGTTCTTACGATCTGTACCAAGTGATATCATCTCATCTGCTAGTTCAGGATATCCTGGAACTGCTACAATATTGAAACGGTTTGTTTCGTTTCTGATATCTTGGTTTGCAGTAAGAGCCGCTTGAAGTGATGTAACAACAACTTTTCTCTGTGCCTTTCTCAACATGTGAGGTGAGCCATCTGCTTTATTACCGCTGAAGTCTTTCCATAATCCAGAAGCACTATCGTATTTCTTAACATTACCGCCACTTGCCATTTTGTTCCATGCTAAGATGTTACTTGGATATAGTGTAGGTGATGGAAGGCCATTTGCTTCACTAATAAGTGCAGTATTTTTAGATGCTCTAAAGTCTCCAAATACAATACCTGCTGGTGTAAGTTGATCTGCATTGTCAACTAATACCCATTCATTTGCAGAACTATATTTGTAAATTTTAGGATAGTTTTCTAAATCACTACCGTCAATCCATAAATCATTAGCCTGTAAACTAGTACCGTCTGCTTGTTTTGTAGGTTGTGTAGAAGTAACTTGTACATCACCTGTATAAGTTGCCCAAGAACCTGCATTATTATAAAGAATATCAACTGTGCTTGTACTTACAGTTGCGTCATACCATAGCATTCCGTCTGCTAAGTCACCAGTTAATTCTGTTGCTTTTGCTGTGAAACTTAATGCTTCAAAGTTACTGTAAGGAACATCTGCTGTTAGGTTAAGTTGTGCAGGACCAAATCCTGAAACATTACCTGCCATAAGCAAAATATCTTTACCATCGCTATTATAAATGTTTAATTTACCACTATTATTAGAAGCAATAACATTTGAAGAGTTAGTTGACGTTCCAGCCGCCGCTAGTGCTGTATTAATATCAATAACCATGTCATCAACACTTGCATTACCGTTTGAATCAGTGTCAGTAGTAAATGTTACATTTACATTTGCACCGTCATCAATATTCATAATCATACTAACTTTAGTCGCATGTGCTGAAATAACAACTTCAGAACCGTCTAATGCCGCTGTACTTTCTGCACTAATACTGCTATTACCGTTATGTCTTTTAGGTGTAAACCATGCATAGTCGTTGTTTTGTCCAACTCCTGCAACATCTACAAATAAGTCTCCAGCAACTGGGCTAGGACCATGAAAACTAGTACCATATGCATCTGACATGCTTTTTCTTGCATATACAGTTTGGTCTGTAAATAGACCAGTGTTGCTATTGTATAGTTTAACTTTAAAATCTGTACCGTTACTTAATGAATTCTGTTGTAAGAATACATCACCTGCTACTAGTGAACCACCACCTTGTCTTGTGGATGGTAAATCACTGTGATCACCTATTTGGAAATCTGCTGAAGAAGTTCTAGTTCCCCAACCTGAATCACCAATTACGTCCCAAGTAGTGTCATTAGTTTTTTGGTAAACTTTAATGTCTGCCTTTGTAGCACCTGCTGTTGTAAAATATACAACTGCATAGTCATCTTTCATACCGTATGATGGTTTTGGTTTATCTCCAGTAGTAAGATCTGTACTTGCTGGAACTTTGACTGTTTGTTTTACCCATGCAGAACCGTCCCATTTTTTAACACCAATTACTGATGTTGATGTATCTAACCAGTAACTACCGTTAGCAGGTTTAGATGTAGGTGCAGTTGCAGATGGTGTTAAGTCATTTAAATCAACGTCTGCTCTTAAAACGTATGCACTATTGGCTATACCTAAGAAACTATATGCTGATAAAAGACCGTATTCATTCTGTTCGCTACCGTGTAATTGTGTTAACCCGCTTGATTTAAATTCTGGATTACCATAATTTTGTAGTAACTCTCTTTGGCTGGAAACTTGATAAAGTTTTCCGGCTGTTGCTGAAGTTGTATATGCTGATATACCTGAACCGTCTGGACTTGTTTTGTCCTGTGCCGTAGCAATAACGATTAAAGGTACACTTCCAGCACCAGCAGGAGCATAAAAACTCTCGTCTGATACCGTTACACTTACTCCAGGTGATGATAATGTTGCCATTTTATTCTCCTATTATGTATTGTACAATACTGTCGTATTACCTTTATTTATCAAAATAATGAATTATACTGTATTTACGGAATTGCTAGGTATTAGCAGGTATTATACAATGTGTAGGGTATCTTTAAATTCGCCTGTTTTCCAGTCTCGTATTTCTTCAACTTGGTGGGCTAGGTCTTCGAGGGTACCATTATTATTAATAACGTAATCAACTGGGTAGCCTGCCCAATTCCACTCACTCTCATGAATGTCTCTGTATTTTGTCTGCATTATCTTTCTGCTTACAACGTTTTCGTGTGCCGTCTTTGCTGTTTCAAACCATTCAGGTAGTTCTCCACGTTGCACCCAAATAACAACTCCGCCCATATTTTTAATTAAATCTAATTCATTTCTGAAACGAGCATCACTAATAACTGTGCATGGTGCATTTTCTATTTGTTTTCTTATTCTGTATTCTAAACTGTTTAACCAAATGTTTTCATCAAAGTGATTTCTAAGTACTTCTGTACCTAAAAGTTGTAATGCTAATCTAGGAGTAAAGTTTGGGACGCCTAATTTTTTAGTCCAAAACATATCTGGTGTTTCTCTGAAATCTCTGCTTTCAACAGTATCACCTTCCAGCATTGATCTATCCCAACCAAAAATACTGGAGCAAACATCTTTTAGTGGAGCGGCGAAACTATCATGGACACAACCACGTTCTACAAACATATTGGCTACTGTATCTTTGCCACTGCCTATAAAACCGGTTATTCCTATTAGCATTATCCTATTACAAATCCTAGAGGGGTATTACCCTCTTCATAATTATGTACACTATCTTTTAGTGTTTGCATTTCTGTTAAGGCTTCATTCTTAAGAGCATCACCATTTAATTGTATGGCTCCTCCTGCTCCTGGAAGACCGGAAGCATATTTACTTCTTGCTTCACCTAACATCATTTTACTCATTGCTAGAGAATAAGAACCTAACCAATTGCTGGAATAGACATCTCTTAGCAAAATACTTTCAGGAATAAAATTATACACACCAACCGCAATTTCTTCTTCGTGTCTTACGTTTCTTAAAATTTTAAGTTGTTTAGTATTTCTATTCCAAAGGAAGTTGTATTCGCTACCAAATACACGACCTAAAGTTTCTTTATATTGTGAGAAGGCATCAAATACTGCTAATCCACCAATTTGTCCTGCTTGTAGCATATACATATTGTTGAATGCAACATCAAAAGGATCAAAGTTTGTACCGCCACTATTAGTACCAATACCTCTACGATACATTCTTCTTACTTCCATGACTTCATCAGGTAAAATATATTCAGTTACATCTTTTTCTGTATTAAAAAATATGATACTTTCTTCTACTGAACCAGAACTTAACTGTCTATAAATACCAACTGCTTTATCTATAGCAACGTCATAATGTTCTCTGTCTAATTCAACATCAACCATGCCGTCAGCCAAACGAAGTTGTAACTCTTTAATAAGTTCTTCTCGACTTTTATATCCTATTTGATCTTGTGCCATACTACTATTTATCTAAATTTGTATTAAAATGCTTTTAGAATGATAATTGTATCGCTCACACGCCCTGATAGTTTTATTTCTGTTGCTTTAATGCTACTAAAAGCATTGTTCATTTTAGTTTTTGCGGCACCCTTAAATTCTTTTAATTGTACTGCGGGTTTTCTTAATGTCTTCTGTACACTTTCACCTGCCTCATAATCGTATATGGAAGTACCTCTAACTGTTAATCCTGATGTTAGATCACCTTTCTTATATACACCTATTTTACGAGTCTTAGTATTATACACCCAAACTTCTGTAGCATCTACAATCTCTGCTGGATTAATACTTGCTATCCCTAAATCAGAATCATTTATTTGATACTTCATTTTAGAAACCATTTGTTCTCTGCTTCTAACTTTAGGCTTACGAGGTTTGCGTTTTGCTTTGCCAGTTTCAATAAATGTATCACATGCAGTATCTATCTTTTGATAAAATTCTAAATACTGTTTACGCATTTTAGATGTGAAGTGACTATAACCTTCTTTAATATCAGGATCGTTCCATTGTAAAACTTCTTGTGCTTCTACAATATAAGGCTCTATACTTATTTTAACTATTTTTGCATGTGCAGGTTTAATTATACCGCCTCTATAAATTTGCATTTCTTTGTAAGGGTCAAAGGATTTAATATCCATTTCACCTTTTTCAACAAACTCATCTATGTAATATTCCCATTCACCAATAAGTTCAGAAACTTGTTCCGCCATTCTTTCCTGAATACTAACAACTTTCTTGGAAACTTTGTCTGCTTTCTTAAGTTCTGTTTCTTTAAAATATTTTTTACCTAATTTTAAAAACTCTTCTTTTCTACTACCGTGTAAATATCCTAACGCACTTTCTGTTAAATATCCTACCTTATAAAATATCCAAGCATACTTACCTGACATCTGTAACCAAGGATCCAATGGTGTAATTGTTGTAAGTTTAATTTCTTCTTCAGTCCATCCACTTTCTTCCTTAATCCATTTCTTCATTGCTTTAGTTTTGGATTTAGAATCTATTTCGGAATGAATAAAGTACTCAACCTTTTTGTAGGCTTCCTCTCTTTGTTTCTCATCTGTTAATGCAGACATTTCGTTCCAGTTTGGTTCTGGGATTAAATATAAACTTTTCTTTTTGCGTTTTGCCATGTAGTGTCTCAGTCTTCAAATAAATCAGGATTTGCAGTAACATATAAAACTTTAATTGCCTCAGGCCATCTGTCATATCCTGTTATATCTTTTTTATCTTTAAGGACGTTTTTTTCCTTCAAGAACTGAACAATACTTATCATGCCAGTAAATTTTCCTTCCGTTAAGCCTTGTTTTTTACCTAAATTATAGAAATATAGGCTATTTGCAACGATAAAGATTGAAACTGCGATGTATAGGTCCATTTGCCACTCCTAGTAATATTATCACTAGTATAGCAAAATTTAGAAGTTTGTCAAGAATTTATTTTCCTTTGGAAAATTTCCTATCTACATTGTGGGGGAGATCGTTTTCTATAATATTTTTCCAGACTGCAATAGTTTTATCTAAGCCTTCACTTAATTCTACTTTTGGAAACCAACCTAATCGTGTAGTAATTTTATGATTTGTACTATTTAATAAGTAAATTTCACCGGGTCTTTTAGGCTTAGTATTCCAATTTACATGTCCGTTCCAGTCTAATTTATCTGCAATCAACTTTACATAGTCCTTAATTTTAATTGCATTATCTGGACCTATGCAAAATATTTCTCCAGCACATTTTTCTGGATTTGTTATTACAGTTTCCCAAGCATCAAGTAAATCGTCAATGTAAATAAAGTTTCTGTATGGCTCACCGTAACCTAAATTTATCTCATCTGGATTTTTAAGCATTTGTGTAATTATTTGTTCAGTAACAAAAAAGTCATTATCTTTTCTACCATAAGCATTTGTTTGACGTATTGCTGTAAATGGTAACCCATAACTTCTATGAGCATACTCCAAGTATTTTTCACATCCATATTTTGCAACGGCATATGGAGCATTTGGATTTGGAGGAGTTGCTTCATTAAATGCAATAATACCTTCCTCTTTTCCGTCTCGAATTAAGTCGCTTATTGGTTGCCAACCATATACTTCCATTGTACTAGCAAATACAAAGTTTTTTAAATTTTTAAGTTTAGAAGCGATTTCAATTAAATTAACTGTACCAACATAATTTATTTCACTAAATGTAATTTGCTCGTAGAAACTATCTTCTACTTCTGTTCTAGCGGCTAGATGAACAATTACCTCTGGATCAAATGTAGAAATCTGCATTGCTACTTTAGAATGATCTCTTAAATCTTCTGTTAAAAATGCAAGTTCATGTTTGTCTTTTAGTCTTTCAACCATGTGTTGGCCAATAAACCCGTCTGCACCTGTTATAAATATTCTCATGTAATGTCCTCTGTTTTTGCGTACCCTGTAATTTGTAATGTATATCTATTTATATTACTTACATTACTTACACAATGTACCTGGTTTTTAAGTATGTAAGTGTAATCACCCTTACAGTATTCCGGAAAAGAGTAATCTTCTATTTCTAAAAAATGCCCCATAATTTTATCTTGTAGAAATACATTTACCCTTACAGGTATCTTTCCTTGTATATCCCATTTGTTTAATTTTGCTAAATCGTTCAGCCTAAAAAATTTATCTATATGTGGTCCTATAAATCTGCCTGGTTTAATACAATTTACAGTAACCATGGAATGTTCTATCTGTGGGAACAGTTCTCGTATTTTTTGTGCGTATGCAGGGGCATATTCATCATATGTTTGTAATACTATAGGACCATCTGTAGGATAATCTGGTATTGCCATATTGTTATCTTTCCAATAGCCTCCAGACCAAACAGTATTTGTTTCTTCTACAAACTTTGTAAGATATAATTCTCTCTCGTCTAACCAAGAAAGGTCTATATGTCCTTTAATCATTTTTTAACACCGTAATCTGTGCAGAATAAAAAGGTTCCTCTCCCATATTACCTGCTATGTGCCAATCATCTATTCCAAACTTAACCCAGTCACCTGCTTTCCATTTAACAAAAGGTTGATCGTGTACTTCATAATAGTGTCCACGTTTCCAATCTTCTAAAAATATTAGGTAACGATAACTTTCACCTTCGCCATGCTCTTGTTTTAATTTAAAATGTTTATCAACATGATGTGGAATTGTTTGTCCAGGTTCTATATTAATAACACTAACAACATGATGGTCAAAATCATGAGGTATTTTTAATGCTAAGTCATGTACCCATTGTGGTGAAGTTTCAAACATCTGCCATATACTACTATTATGTTTTGTATAATATTTTTCTACAGCAGGTGTCTGCTGATAACATTGAAAATAATCGTCAAAGTTTAATTGCCTCATTTGTTCATGAGTTATTCCAAAGTTATCTATTTTACCGTATTTAATCACAGTAGTTTTCTAATGTGCCTTTACGTCTTAAGTCTAATGTAGCACAATGTATACCGCCAGAGAGCGTCATAGAATGTCTAAACTGTACAGGTACACTATCTATACCGTACTTGTCAAGTTCCCTCATCAGAGGTTCTTGTGCTGAGTCTAAGATTACAGTATTTTGATCTACACTTAGTAAGTTCATACCAATGTAAGGAGAACAAGGTGGCATATAACCTTCGTCTGCTAATTTACTTCCTTGTACCACACAATCATCAAACCAAATTTTATCCCATGACTTAAACATTTCAGGACAGTTTTCAGGCGTTACCCTACTGCTATTCATTAATACTAAACCAGGTCTTAGTGGAACAATAGTGCTATCAAAATGTGCAAAACTGTAAAGTTCACTATAATGTAATCTATATCCCATTGGCTCTAATAATCTTTTTAACCATTTAAAGCCTTTCATATTTCCTGAATTACTTACTTGATACAATAAGTCTCTTCCTACTCTAACAATGTTAGGAGCATCAAAACATATTTCATGATCAAGTAATGTTGCTTTATCTTCTATGTCCTCAAACTGAAACATGTCATCATGTAATCTAGGCTTAGGTGCTTCTAACCATAATGCACCATCTTCAAATGCTTCATACATTATATCTTTATATAATTGTTTTGCTTCAAAGTATCTTGCTCTAACAGGAGTAGGTGTTTCAATTAACATATCTCCTAATGGTAGTATTAAATCACGAGGACACCAACTATACCAGCCCTTAGTATTCCAACCTTGTCCAATATCATAATTAACATTATCCCAATCGACTATAGAAGGTCGGTGTACTTTAACACCCATTTTAGTAAGTGTGTCCGCTAGTCCGTCTGCATCTTCATTGGCTTCATCTATTACCCATTGCGGATATGTGCCTTCTAATTTTTCTACATCCTCTTTCTTAAAAGGTGCATAACTAAAACTTCTTGCTGAAATGTCAGTTGCTATTCTGCTGTGGTGGGCATGTCCAACGATGATCTCTTCTAATGGGTCCCAATCGTTGTGAGAATTTACTATCATTTATTTCTCCTGTGTAATGTATATTCGTGACTATTTATTTAATAGTCACTTAAATATTGGGAAATACAGACTCT